TAAGCGTGATAAAAGAAATACACAAAATAAATGCATCAAACTTTGTCTATGAAAAACACTATTCCCCTGTTATGCCCAAACTTACAAAGCATTTCTGTGGGTATTTTGTAGATGAAAAATTAGTAGGAATAATTACTTTTGGTTGGGGAACTAGACCCAAACATACAATACAAAAATTATTTCCTCAGTTAGATACAAAAGATTATTTTGAAATAGGCAAAATGTGTATGGACGATAGTATGCCTAGAAATTCTGAAACTCAAATGTTATCGTGTGCGTTGAAGTGGTTGAAACAAAATAGACCTGATATAAAATTTTTATTTACATGGGCAGATGGATTAGTAGGAAAAGTTGGATATGTTTATCAAGCATTCAATATGTTTTATGGTGGCTATGCTTGGACTGATACATACGTTACAAAATCTGGAGAAAAAATTCACCCTAGAACTATACAAGAAAAAAAAGATGGGTTAATTTGTGGGAGTAGACCTGATTTTGATAAAAGAATTGAGTTAGGTTTATCAAGAGTTAAGGGTAAACAATTTAGATATATCATACCTACTCAGAAAAGATGGAAAAAACTTTTGAAAACAAGCACAGAAACTTGGACAAATTCTTATCCAAAAGATAAAGATTTGATGTGGAAAATTTTAAAACCTGGAGAGGAAAAATATAAAACTACAGAGATTATGCCGTTCTCATTAAATTATGATGGAGTAAAACATAACGCAAAAAATATTCGTAATTACAAATCTGAAAATTCTTTAGAAAAATTTTTTTAGGAGCAAAAATGAAATTAAAACTTCAAGACGAAAGAAATCACTTTAAACCTTTTAACTATCCTTGGGCATATGATTATTGGCTAAAGCATGAACAGGCTCATTGGTTGCACACAGAAGTTCCAATGTTAGAAGATGTAAAAGATTGGAAAAACAAACTATCAATACCTGAGAAGCATTTTTTAACAAACATTTTTAGATTTTTTACTCAAGGTGATGTTGACGTTGCAGGCGGTTATATAAACAACTATCTTCCACATTTTCCTCAACCTGAAGTTCGTATGATGTTAGCTGGATTTGCCGCAAGAGAGGCATTACATATTGCCGCATATTCGCATCTAATTGAAACTCTAGGTATGCCTGAAAAAACTTACAATGAATTTCTAGAGTATGAAGAGATGAGTGAAAAACACGATTATCTAGTAGAAATATCTTCAAAGAATAGCACATTAGAATCTACTGCAACTCACATAGCGGCGTTTAGTGCGTTTACTGAAGGTATGCAATTATTTTCTTCTTTCATAATGCTATTGAATTTTCCTAGACATGGAATGATGAAAGGCATGGGTCAAATTGTAACATGGTCAATTGTTGATGAAACAATGCACTCAGAAGCTATGATAAAATTATTTAGGACCTTTGTTGAAGAGAATCGTTCCATATGGAATGATACGTTAAAAGGTAAAATTTATACAATAGCAACAAAAATGACAGAACTTGAAGATAAATTTATTGATTTAGCATTTAGCATGGGTGAAATGAAAAATTTAAATGCACAAGATGTAAAACAATATATAAGATATATTTGTGATAGAAGATTGATTTCTATGGGAATGAAAGGTATTCATAAAGTTAAAAAGAATCCTTTACCATGGGTTGAAGAAATGATCAATGCTCCTATACACACAAACTTTTTTGAAAATAGAGCAACAGATTATGCTAAAGGTTCTGTTTCAGGTACATGGGATAATGTATGGGGAAAGGCCGCATAGATAAGAAAAGGATTTTATGTCACCAAATAGAACAAAAGTAGAATGTGCATCATGTGGACATATATACATAATAGAGAGATGTGATGATAGTGACGAGTTGATTGTTACTTGTTGTTTCTGTGGTGCTGAACTAGACAATAGAGAGTTTGAAGATGAAATGGAGGAAGAATGAAAGAGCAGTTAGTTAGAACTTTGAAAAATCATTTCTTAGCGAAGATTGAAAATCATAAAACTAATATTCAGATTATGTTAGATAATCCTCAATCAATACCTGAACATAGTGATTGGATAGAAACAGTTGAAAAAGAAGTAGAAAAACTTGCACATTTTAATGATTTACATGAGTCTTTTTGTAAATATTTTGACGAGGGAGAATCTCCTAAAAGTTTGTTAAATGAAGATACTGAGTATAAATTTGAACATGATCCTATGTTTTATACTAATACATGATTATAGCAGGCATTGATTATTCAATGACTACGCCTGCGATATGTTTATATGATAGTGAGAATGAGTTTAGTTTTGAAAATTGTGTATTTTATTATTTAACTCAAAATAAAAAGTATGAAGTTTCTTTTAAAAATGTTTATGGGCATTATTTTGAATATAATTGTAATGAAGAAAGATATGATATAATTTCAAGTTTTTTTGTTGATAGAATACTAGAAAGAAATATGACAAGTCAGAAAGAAGTGAGAGTTTTTTTAGAAGACTATTCTCTAGGGTCAAAAGGTAAAGTTTTTAATATTGCTGAAAATACAGGAATATTGAAATATAGATTGTATCTTGTTGATGTAAAATTTGAATGTGTTGCTCCTACTGTTATAAAAAAATATGCTACAGGAAAAGGGAATGCCGATAAACAAAAAATGCAAGATTTTTTTGAACTACATAATGATATAAGACTCAAAGAAGAATTGAATATGACTGAAAAACAATGGAATCCGTCATCGGATATTATCGACTCTTATTGGATATGTAAATATGGCCATGAAAACGTGTAGCGAAACTGAAGAAGACGTTCTTGAAGAGAAGAAACATAAAAATGCTTATAAACATAAAAGTTTAGGTAATTTTCACACTTTCTACTTGTCAGGGGAAATAGGAGAATCTTCTGAATATATTGATTGGTTTGATATTATAAGAAACTCAAGTGAAACTGATGTAATTAGATTTCATATCAATAGTTATGGTGGAGATTTATTTACTGCTATACAGTTTATGAGATGTATGGCAGAATGTAAAAGTAAAATTATTGCATCTGTAGAAGGTGTGTGTATGTCTGCCGCCACTATAATATTTTTATCGTCAGATATATTTGAAATATCAGAGCATTCAATGTTTATGTTTCATAATTATTCAGGTTTGATTTTAGGTAAAGGTGGAGAAATGTATGATAATATTCTTCATGAGAGAAAGTGGTCAGAAAAATTATTCACATCAATATATAAAGACTTCTTAACAAAAGAGGAAGTTGAATCTATACTTGAAAATAAAGATATCTGGATGGACTCCTCTGAAGTATTGAAAAGACTTAATAAAAAAGGAAAAATAGATAATGCTACTAAAACTACTAAAAAGTGAAAACAAATGCCTTTTTGTAACTTCATCAGCAGTTCATACTAGATTTGGAGTATATGATTCAACTGAAAGAGTGCAACAATCAATG